ACATGCCAAGTGTTGGTGCTGGTAACTTCCCTATTGCCTTTGGTGATTTCAGCAGAGGATATATGATCGTAGATAGAATTGCGATGGCAGTCTTGAGAGACCCATTCACACAAGCTACTTCAGGTAATGTTAGATACATCGCAAGAAGGAGAGTTGGTGGTCAGGTAATACTTCCTGAAGCAATTGTTAAACAAAAAGTTTCAGCATAATAAAGGAGTAAATTAATATGAAAGATTTAAGCAATAACATAAGTCCTGCTGTTAGTTTAGCGGTAGCTGTTAGATCAGCCGCAGCTAACGGAACAGGAGTAGACCTACAAGGTTATGAATCAGCAACTGCTCTAGTAGATGTTGGAGCAGAAGGTGATACTTTATCTTCATCTGTTTTCTTTGAAGTCTCATTAGAGCATTCTGATGATGATTCAACATATACAGATGTAGTACAAGCTGACATCATTGACGGTACTATCGCTTCAGGTGGAATATTCTTGAAGTTAGATGGCACTGCTGGTGGTGACCCTGATTCTGCTGGTGGCATTTTCAGAGTAGGCTATGTTGGTGGTAAGAGATACCTAAGAGCAGTATTAGCAAAAACTGGTACACACTCAAACGGTACACCTTTGGGTGTTATGATTGTTAAAGGTCATGCTAGACATACCACAGACAATGCATTTACACCACACAATGCATAACATTGTATTTTTGAGGGGTGGCAACACCCCTCTTTTTTAAGGAGAAAATCATGCCATATCACTATGACAAAGACAAAAAAAAGCCAAAGAAAAAAGGCACAATGGACAAAAAACCTAAAAAATCTCTCAGAGGTTTAAGCAAATATTTAAGGGGTAAGTAATGAAACAATTTAAAATTCTCGTACCTAAAGCTGGTGCAAATGATGAACATGGAATCACACAAAAGCTATATGTTTTTGATGAAATAGTAGATGCAAAAGAAGAATGGCAAAATGATCTAATGAATGCTTTTGTTGAAAACGGTTGGGCTATGGAAATCAAAGTAGATCAAAAATTAGAAGAAGGTGAGCCTGTAAGAGCTAGAGATGAAAAAGGTCATTTTGTAGCAGATGACCCAAATACTCCTGATGTAAATGAAGCCTATGTCAGTGGCAAAGCTCCTACAAAGAAATCTACAAAAAAGAAAACTACTAAGAAAAAATAGGTCTTGGGGCGGTTCAATTTAATTCTGTAAGTGTATAAAATGAAGTTTTCCTCAAATACCGCCCCTTCTCTTACAGTTGAAGAAAGATTACAAAAACTAGAAGCAGTAGCACATACCCCAAAAGGTTTAGCAGACATGACAGGATTTCAAGAACTTTTAGAGAGGTTAGATGCTATTGAAAACAAACTCAACAAAATAATTTAAAAATCATAAGTATTTTAGATTTTATGATTTATAATAGAAACTTCATATTTACTTTGGGGTCTTGCAGAGAGGCCCCTTTTTTTTATTCTGGATTTCCATTAGACTAGCATTATGGCTAGTAAAGCAAAAACAATTTCAAAACTAGAGGCAGTAGAAAGAGAAACAGCTTTAAGATTCAAACATATTGAAGAAAGACTTGAAAAAGGTCATGCTCGTTTCAACAAGCTAGATGCTATGGTTTGGGGTCTGTATGGTTTATTAGTTGCATCAATAGGTATTGATAAACTTTTATAGGAGAAAAAATATGAGTAATGCCGATAAAGTTAAACAGCTAGAAGCTGAAAACGAAAAACTAAAAAAACAACTAGATGATACAAACTTCTTGTTGGGACAGTATATGAATCAAAAAGTTCAATTAGAACAACAATTAATGTTGATGAACAAAGAAATGGCACAGCAAGATAATACACAAGTGCCACAAGTAGTTGAGGGAGAAACAGTAAACTAAAATGGGAAGTCTCGTTGTCAGTAGTGCTCCTTCATCAGAACCCCTTACCCTTTCAGAAACAAAATCGTATCTGAGGGTTGATCATTCTAATGACGATAACTTAATTACTAGCCTTATTATAGCTTCTCGTCAATTTGTTGAAGAGCATACTGGACGAGGTCTTATGACACAAACTTTAAATCTTTTTCTTGATGGTTTCAGGGAAGATGAAGACCCTTTATTTGAAGGTTTTAGGACAGGACCCTATATGAATTTTTATAAAAATTATATTGATTTACCCAGAGCACCTGTTCAATCTGTAACAAGTATAGTTACCTTTGACGATGATGATACACAAACAACTTTTTCTACAGCAAACTATTTTGTTGAATCAACACGAGAACCTGCAAGAATTGTTCTCAGAACAGGCTCAACTTGGCCTACTGCCTTGAGAGTTGCAAGTTCAATAAAAGTTACATATGTTGTAGGCTATGCAAATGCAACAAGTGTTCCATATCCTATAAAACAAGCAATGTTAAAACTTGTTGCAAATATGTATGAACAAAGAGGTGATATGGGTGACTATCTACAAGAAAGAGAATTCCCACCAATGATAATAAAATTATTAGCACCTTATAGAATTCATAAAGGTTTAGGTACAAGTGAGTTAATGGCAATTGGATAATGGGAATATCAATAGGCTCAATGCGAGAGCAAATTACAATTCAAACTATTGGCAGTACAAGAGATACCGGTGGTGGAATATCCTCTAATTACAGCGATTCACAGACTGTACAAGCGTCTGTAAAGCCCGTAAACGGCAAAGAAGTATTTGCACAAGGCAAACTACAAGACCGCGTTACACACGAAATAATGATTAGACACAATTCAAGTGTCACAGCAAAGGATAGAATAAAGTTTGGTTCTAGGTTTTTTAATATCAGATCAGTAATTAATGTTGATGAAAGAAGCAGATATATGAAAATACTTGCTGAAGAAGGTGTAGCATCATGATTTTTAGAAATACAGATGCTCTCAAAAAACAAATTGCAAAAAGATTAACCACAGAAGCTGAAAACGAAATTAAAGTAAGATTATTTAGTTCAGCAAATTTAGTTGAAGCTGAAGCAAAACAATCAATTCAGAGGGGAGTAAAAACAGGAAGAGTTTACAAAAGAAGATCAATTATTCATCAAGCATCAGCACCCGGTGAACCACCAGCATCAGATACTGGGTTTCTTGTTTCTAATATTACCAAAACTGCTGTTGAAAAATCAGGAACAGCACTTTCAATTGCCGTAGAAAGCAAAGCTAAATATTCAAAGTTTCTTGAGTTCGGCACAAGAAAAATGTCGGCAAGACCTTTTCTACAACCAGCACTAGAAAAAAACAGAAACAAAATTAAAGGCAAATTTGCAAAGGGTGGATTCATAAAATGAGTATAGGATTATTTGAATTGCAAGAAGCTCTTTACACAAGATTAAGTACAGATAATACTTTGACCAATACCTTGGGTGTTGGAGTCTTTGACGAAGTAACACAGAATCAAGCCACACCTTTTATCTCAATGGGATATGGAACAGCAATTGAATATGGCACAAAAGATTTAGATGGTGGTGAGTTTACTGTGAGTTTTGATATTTGGTCTGAATATAAAGGAGCAAAAGAATGTAAGCAAATAATGGACAGAGTTCATACATTACTGCATAATCATAGTTTAAGTGTATCAGGATTTAATCTGATCAATTTAAGATTTGAATTTTCTGATATATTAAAAGACCCAGATGGTGTTACAAGACACGGTGTCATGCGATTTCGTGCAATAATATTAGGTTAATTTAAAGGAGAAAAATATGGCAGCACAAAAAGGTAAAGATGTCTTGATCAAGGTTGATAACTCAGGCACTTTCGTAACAGTTGGTGGTCTTAGATCAAGTTCAATTACTCTAAATGATGAAGCAGTAGATGTGACTAATAAAAGTTCTAATGGATATAGAGAGCTTCTTGCAGGTGGTGGTGTAAATTCAATTTCCATTTCTGGCAGTGGTGTTTTTACTGATTCAGCATCCGAAGGTTTGCTTAAAGATATGTATTTGGCACAACAAAACTTACAAGTTGATGGTTCAACAGCACAAACTGCGGCTTTCAGAAACTTAGAGTTTTTCATTCCTCAGTTTTTTAAATTCAGAGGAAAGTTTATGATTTCATCACTTGAATATGCTGGTGAGTATAATGGTGAAGCTACTTATTCAATGTCTTTTGAATCAAGTGGAATAATACTAATTACAGCTTTTGATGCATAATGGCTTGGAAAAGTGTAAAAGTTTCAGTTGATGGTGAAAGCATTTCTGCAATGCTAAAACATGATGAATCAGAACTAGAGATTTCAAATGTAATTGAAGTTGGTGATTCAATAAAAGTTGGTAAAAAAACTTACAATGTTTTATCAACAACAATAAATAATATAGACAATTTATTAAATATTAAACTTGCAGTTGCAAGACTTGAAAAAGGAGCTAAGAATGGCGAATCCATTAAAGGGCGAAATAAAGCTAAGTCTTAATAATAAAGAATATAAGGCAAGGCTTACGATAGATGCACTAATGCAGATAGAAGATGCATTAGGTCAAGGTATTATAAAAGTTGCACAGAGAATGGGCGAGGGTGATGTCAGAATTAGAGACCTCGTCACTGTTTTGTTACCAGCACTAAGAGGTGGTGGAAATGATTTACAACAAACAGAAATCAATAAGATTGTGCAAGATGCTGGTATTGTTGAATCAACAAAAGTTGTAGCAACATTATTAGCGACAACATTATCTGATGATTCAGGCGAAGAATCAGGGGGTGAGAAAACAGGGGGAAAGTAGATAGTTTGCCTATCAGGAGATACATGGAAATTTGTTTTGGTATGATAGGTATGCGACCCAAAGACTTTTGGAATTCAAGTCCAAAAGAAATCTATAACGCTGTCAATGGTTTTATTGAGTTCAACTCAAGTTCAGAAAAAACCGAATCAATGACAAAAGACAGACTTGCCGAATTACAGGAGTTATACCCTGACTGATGGCTAAAACTGTTGATACACTCTTAATTGAGATCAAAGCAGAAACTGCTAAATTAAAGGCAGGTCTTGCAGATGTAAATAAAAAATTAGATCAAACAAAACAAAAATCAAAAAGTGTCGGTGATAGTTTAAAAAAAGTAGGTGCTGTTCTTGCAACTTTAGGAGTTGGGGTTGTTCTTGTAAATATTGTTAATACGATAAGAACATTTGAAGATTTAGAAGCGACACTGAAAGCAGTTACTGGTAGTGCAAAAAATGCGGCATTGAGTTTTGATCTTATTAGAGAATTTACAAGCAGAACCACATTCCAAATTGATGAAGTAGCAAGAGCATTTATTACTTTAAAACAAGCTGGGGTAGTGCCAACAGCAGGAGTATTACAAGATTTTGGTAACTTTGCCGCAGGTATGGGTAAATCAATAACTGATCTTGCTCAAGCTGCATTTAATGCTACGACTGGTGAGATGGAAATGCTTAAACAGTTTGGTGTTATTGCAAGGCAACAGGGCGATAAAATTACTGTTACCTTTGATGGAGTAACACAAGTAATAGAAAGATCAGGAAGTGCTGTTATAGATTTTCTTCGTAGCATTGGAAGAGAAAAATTTCCAACAGCTATTGCAGAAAGAGCAAATACCCTATCAGGTGCTATATCAAACTTACAAGATGCAATTTCAGAATTTTTTGTTGCAATTGGTGAGGGTGGTTTTGCTCAAGCTCTAACAAGTTTTTCAAGGCGACTTGCGGCAATTTTGAATAATGCAAAAGGAGTTGCAAATATAATCGGTGGAGTTTTAACAGGTGCTTTCAAATTATTAACAGAACCTGTACTTCTTGCTATTGAAAATTTAAGGGTATTTTTATCACTACTTATCGGTGCAAGTGTTGCTGCAGTTATAGCAAATATTGGAACAATTACAACTGCATTTAAAGCATTATCTAAAGTTATACAAAATTTGACAGTAGCTCAATCAATTTTACAAGCAATCCAGACAAGAGGTGCTTCAATTCTTATCAATACTGGAATAATTGCTGCAGCAAGTACAGCTGCATATGGAGCACTTGGTTTAGTATTTAAAGATACAGCAGAGGAAGCTGATCAGTTAGCAGAAAAAAGTAAAGCAGTTGAAGAGAATGTAAGGGTAACAATTGACCCAGTAAAACGACTTTCAGGTTCTGTTCTTGATTTAGCGAATGCATTTAAAAAGATAAAACCACCCGAACTAACAATACAGCAAATCATAAATGAAGCTGGTGGTTTAAAAAATGTTCTTGACAGATTGGAAGGTGATTTTGTTGAATTTAGAAAAAATGCAATTTTAGACTTAGAAAAAACAGTGTTTGGTGAAGCAGTGCCAACAATGATTAGAGGAACAGAAACTTATTTTAGAATGCTTGGAATCAACCCAGCAGAATTTGATTTCAGAGCAGAATTTTTCAAAAAAATATTTGGAATGGAAGAAAAGGATTTTATGAGAAATCTACAAATTGAATTGTTACCAGTTGATGATAGGTTATTATTTGATTCACTTACAAAAGCAACAGATGCGACAGCGATATTAAATGAGGAATTTAAAAATCAAAACCCTGAATTTTTCAAAGAAAAATTAGAAGATATGGCAGGTTTTTTAAAAGAAGAATTTGGTTTAACAGTTGACGAAGCGGCAAATAAACTTTCAAACTTTTTTGGTGAAGGTGAAAAAGATGCTTTTATATTTAGCGAAGCACTTGAAGAAGCTCTTACTGCCGCAAGTTTAGAAATATCATCAAACTTTGTACAAGCACTCAGAAGTGGTGAAGATGCTTTACAGTCATTTAAAGATTTAGCCTTAAGGATAGTAGATCAAATAATAGCGGCATTCATACAAATGCAAGTAATTGACCCTATCTTAGCTGGTATATTTAAAACTGGTGGTGAGGGTGATACAGGTGATTCAACGGTTGGTGGTGATGCTGGTGGTGGTGCTATGCACGTTGGTCAAGCTCGTCTAGTTGGTGAAAGAGGACCTGAATTATTTATACCTCATGCCAATGGCACATTACTGAACAATATGAATACCAAAAATGCTTTGGGTGGTGGTCAGACAGTAGTAGTTAATCAATCAGTAAACTTTGCAACAGGTGTACAAGCTACAGTAAGAAATGAAGTATTACAACTTATGCCACAAATAGCAGAGGTTACAAAATCAGCAGTGTCAGGAAGTGCAGAAAGAAGTGTAAGATTTAGAGGAGCTTTACAAGGTGCCTAGAACATTAACAATGCCAACAACCCCTAACTTTGTAAGTAGTGATTTCAGACTTACAAGGGCTCAAGCAATTACAACATCACCTTTCAGTTTTAAATATAAAACACAAGAATTTGATGGTGTGTATTGGAGTGCTGATGTAACCTTACCAAAAATGAGAAAAGCTACTGCTGTAAATTGGCAATCTTTTCTAATGCAATTAAAAGGGCAAGAAAATTATTTTAAGTTTGCTGATCCTGATGCTTTAACAAACACAGGAACATATAGTACAACACATCTTATTGCTGACCCTAGAATTAACAATACCAACGTAACTTTAAGTTTTAATGCTACAACTTCTGTAATAACTGCTGGTACAGCATTAACTGGATTAGTTGTAGGTGATTTTTTTCATATTACAGGTGCTGTCAATCCTGAAAATAATGGAACACATAAAATTACAGCAATAGCTGGTACTAATACACAGTTTACTTCTGATAGAACATTAGTTACTGAAAGCAGTACAGCTAGTTGTAAGGTAAGGCAAAATGTAAAGGGTGCTGAAGCCCTGTCCTTAGAAGCTAGTTCCAACAGTGCTACAGGCACAATAAAGGTAGGAGATTATTTACAAATACAAGGTACAAATTCAACAACCACAAATCCTGTACAACTCGTACAAGTAGTAGAAGATGCTACAGAAACATCACAAGGTGGTAGTGCTTTAAATCATTTCTCATTGAGAATAGAACCAAAACTAAGAGCAGATTTTGCAGATGGTAGTTTTGCTGTTTTTACAAATCCAAAAGGATTGTTCAGGTTGGTTGGGCCTGAGGTAGGTTGGTCAGCAGATAGGGTGTCAAATTATGGGATAAGTTTTTCATGTATTGAGGTTGTCTAAGTGGCTAGTAGATTTGACAACTTAACAGCTTCGCAAAAACTTTCTATACAGAAAAATATTCAAGCAGATAAAACCAGCATATTCTTTGCTGTCCAGCTTTCTTTTGATTCAGGTGTGATTCGTCTATGGAATGGTACAGAAGATTTAACATTAGATAGTAATACTTACACAGGTGCTGGTGATCTCTTATCGGTAAGTGCTGTTGATGATGATAGTGAACTTTCAAGTAAGGGCTTGGCTTTATCTCTTTCAGGTATGAATACAGACATTGTTGATCTTGCCTTATCAGAGAATTATCAAAACAGGCAAGTAACAGTTCATATGGGTTTTCTTTCAGGTAATAATGAAGTTGCAAGTAGTTTTATAATGTTTAGAGGTCGCATAATGAATATGTCTATAGCAGATGGACCATCAAATAATACTATAAGTGTGGAATGTGAAAATAGATTAGTAGATTTTGATAAGCCATCACAATTAAGATACACCAAAGCAAGTCAGCAAAATTTATTCTCTGGTGATAAAGGTTTAGATTTTGTTCAAGCATTACAAGAAGCTGAAATTAATTGGGGACCAACATCAACTGGTTCAGGAGCTAATAGTGGTGGTCCATTAGATGGAGATGACCCATTAGAAACAAGGCAGATATTAGAATAATGAAAAAAGATTGGGAAACAATTTTATTTGAATATTTCGCAAAAGTGAAAGATCAAGGCTTTGTGTGGGGAAAATGGGATTGTTGTAGGTATGTAAACGGATATATTGAAGCTGTAACTGATAAAACAGCAATACCTAAAGGGTTAGACTGGTCAGATGAAAAGAGTGCCTTAGAAGCGATTTCTGAGCTTGGTGATAATTTTCCACAAACCATTAATAATGTCTTTAAGAAACTCAAATATAAACAGATCAAATTACCATTTATAAGTGTTGGTGATATTGTCTTATTCAAAGAAGAAGAACATCTACTAGGAATATTTGATGGTAATTATATTCAAGCAATATCTGATGAAGGCTTAATACCAAAACCAGTAAATCTTGCAAAGCAAATATGGAGAATAAATGCCTAAGGCAATTAAAACTGGAATAAAAGCCGCACTTGGCGTAGCTCTTGGTATAGGTTTAGGAGCTTTTTTTGGTGGAACATTTACTACAGTATCAGCTTTATTTACACAACAAGTAATAGGTCAATTACTTGCCACAGCAGTTTTAACAACAATTGGGGTTCTATTGTCAAAACCAATGAACAACCCAACAGCAGAAAACTTTGGTAGCAAGATAACAAGAATAAGTGCCATAGCCCCAAGACAAATAATTTACGGAGAAACAAAAGTTGGTGGAATTATTGTATATGCTAAATCTAGTGGTACTGATAACTCATTTTTAAATATTATTGTTGCTGTAGCTGGACACGAAATCCAAAGCATAGAAAAAATATTTCTAAATAAAACTGAGCTTACTTCCACAACATCAACTATAAATGGTGCCACAGTTCACACAGTCACAAATAATAAATTTACCAATACAGATAATCCCAACAATTTAGGCAATGGAAGATTAATACAGTTTATATCAGGTCTTGGTGCAGATAACCAAGAAATGAATCCCTACACTATTGCACAAACAGACTTTACAAGTGATCACGATTTAAAAGGTATTGCATATGTTCATTTCAAAATGACATATGACCAATCAAAACTTACACAGATTCCTGAAATTGCTTTTCAAGTAAAAGGTAAAAAAGTCTTTGACCCAAGAACTAGCACAACTGCTTTTACTACAAACCCAGCTTTAATAGTTAGAGATATTCTGACTGACACAAGATATGGCCTAAAAGCAATAGCAAGTAATGATTCTTTAAATGAAATAAATGACAATAGTTCAGCAAGTGGAAACTTTATAAGTGCAGCTAATGCTTGTGAAGTACCAATTGCTGATAGTTCAGGTAGTAACCAAAACAAATTTACAGCTAATGGGTTCTTTAATGCTTCAACAAGTGCAAGTGAATCTTTACAAGGCATTCTTTCTTCATGTGCTGGTAAAGTTACTTACGTAAATGGACAGTTCAATATATTTGTTGGTGTTGCTCAAACACCTAGTCTAACAATAACAGATGATGATTTAGTTGCTGAAATAGCTGTCACTAATTCCACAGCATTAGGAAAATTACAAAATACAGTTAAACCAATTTTTGTTGATGCTAGTAAAAAGTTTGTTACAACTGATTCGCCTATTAGGAACACAGGTAAAGATTCAGGTGGTAGTTCTGTCAATTATCTAAATATAGATACTCCAACAGGAGAAAGCACAAGCAATTATAAGAAAGAAATGGAAGTAAAAATGCCATTTGTGACGAATGATTCTCAAGCTCAAAGATTAGGACAACTTGCTCTTAACTATCAAAGGAGAACAAAAATACTTGAGGTTTCAACAACCCTTAAATTCCTAGAGCTTGTGCCGGGAAATTTCGTCAATGTTACAAATACAAGGTTAGGTTTTAGTTCTAAAGTATTTGAAGTATTAGCTGTAACTACAGAGCAAAGTTCAGGAGATAATCCTTTTGTATTCTGCAAGTTAGTCTTGAAAGAAATTGATAACAATGTCTTTGCTTTTAATACAGATAGTGATTACTTGCCAGCTACAGGAGATACCCAATCAGATGATGGAGAAGTAGTAATTTCACCACCAACACTGGCATCAAATGGATTGGCACAAGGAAATACAAACGATAATGGTACTATCAAAAGTCATGTTGATGTGAATTGGACAAATGCAAGTTCATCTTCCATTTATCAAACCGAAATACAATGGCGAGTTGGTGGAACATTTGGAACTCCTACATCAAGTGCAATTGTAGAAGCAGATCAGACCACATTCAGAATAGAAAATGCAGTCAGAGGTGCTCAATATTATGTCAGAGTTAGACATAAAACAATTACTGGTATCTCAAGTAATTTTTCCACAGTAAGGAATATAACAATTGCTGGTGATACAACTGCTCCTAGTGTACCAACAAGTTTATCAGCTTCTACAGGTTTACCTTCAACAATAAAAGTTCAATGGACTAATCCTAGTGATACAGATTTAAGATCAGTCAAAGTTTATAGAAAAACTGTTGATTCAAACCCTACAGATGATACATCTGTAATAGCTACAATATCAGGAGAACCTAGCAAAGTATCAACCATATTTACTGGTGTAGATGATGGCTTATCTTATGGAACAAACTATTTCTTTTGGGTTAGAGCAGTTGATTTCTCAGGTAATGAATCAGCTTTATCAAGTTCTGTTTCAGGTAATTTTGTCAGAATAAGAGATGATGATTTTCAAGGTGTCGGTGGTGGTATATTCTTCTTTAATCAAGCAGGTAATAACAATGCCCCAAGTGATTCAACTTTTAATTCTCAAGAAGGCAGAAAGCCCAGAAATAACGATATTGTCATAAGCAAAAATACAACGACAAACGAAAGTGTTTCATTCAAATATTCAGGACAAACTTCTGCAAGTGAAGGTGGTGGGGGTTCATTCTCAAATACAGGAATTTTACTGACTGGTGATTTAGTAGGTTTAGAGGGTGAAGGTGTACAGGATATATTCTCTAATACCACAACTGGTAATCAAGGAAGTATTACTTTTAATAAACATACAACAAAGTTACAAACATTTAATCAGTATGTGGCGACCTCAGATAACTTGCCACAACTCGTCATATTTAACCAAAGAAAACAAGGACAAACTAATGATTCAGGTTTAAATGCTGGAAGTATTAAATTTTCAACAAATTTAAGAGATTCAGGTACAGGAGCAAACTTAGCGACTGAACAAGATATTGCTGGAATGTTTATTGATATGACTAGCAGAACTGCTGGGTTCGGTTTAGGTTCAGCTAATCCATCTGCAAAAATAAAATTTAAAGTCGTACAAGCTCCAACAATTTCAGGTGGAGCATATAACCTTGTAGATTTATTGACCCTTGATAGACACAATGGTTCACAACTAGATTCTAGTTTGAATATTGATGATGCAGATAGTAATGGATATTTACACGTTGGAGACACTACTGTAATTGATGCAAGTAAGGCTTTTAAAAATGTATTGATTGCAGATCATACTCCAAGTTCTACTACAAACAGACTTTATCAAAACTCAGGCACACTATTTTGGAATGGTAATCAGGTTGGTGTTGGTGCTATCAATTCTGTTACCAATATGTCAGATAACAGGGTCATAACAGCTTCAGGAAGCAATTCTTTGAATGGGGAAGCTAATCTTACCTTTGATGGTACAACATTAGCCCTGACAGGGAATCAAACGATCTCAGGCAACCTTACAGTCTCAGGTACAACCACAACTATTGATACTACTAATTTAGATGTCAAAGATAAGAACATCACCTTGAATTTTGGTAGTGGCGATACTTCAGCAAATGCTAATGGTGCTGGTATCACCATACAAGATGCGGTTAATTCAACGACAGATGCAACTATTTTGTGGGATGCTACAAATGATGAATTTGATTTTTCTCATGCAATAACTTTGCCAGATAGTCAAAAAATAAAACTTGGTACTGGTGCTGATTTTACTCTAGTTCATAATGGTACAGATTCATTTATAACAAATGATACTGGCAATTTAAATGTAAGAAATAATGCAAATGATGGTGATATATACTTTCAATCAGATGATGGATCAGGCGGAGTTACTACATATTTCTTTATTGATGGATCAGATAGTTCAACAAGGTTTACAGTAAATCCTCTAAAATTTAATGACAATATAGAACTACAAATAGGAGCTAGTGCTGATTTAAAAATTTATCACGATGGTTCTAATAGTTTTATACAAGATAGTGGTACTGGTGATTTAGTAGTTAGGTCATCAACAAATATTTTTTTACAAGATGCTACTGGTGCAAACAATTATGCCAAATTTACAACTAATCAAGTAGAACTTAGACACAATAATTTAGTCAAACTAGCCACAACCTCATCAGGGATAGATATTACTGGTACTATAGTAGCTGATAATTCTATAAGTGTAGAAAATAGTTCAGGTTTTGGTTCTATAGAATTAGGGGGTTCGTCAGGTGCTTTTATTGATTTTAAAACACCTTTTTCTGATGATTTTGACAGTAGAATTTTAACTAGTGGAACAGATTTAGATGTTACTTGCTCTACAGGTTCTATAAATCTGATTGCAGATGGT